CAGGCTTGCAAATTCCGCAAGGAGTATATCCCCGGCGCTTCGCTTCCGGTATTGTAATTTCCTTTTTGGATTTATCCAGCACCCGGCAATCTTCGGTGTGGTATTTTTTGCCGGTTTTGGTAATGTAAACAAGGTTTTCCGGAGGCGGCTCCTGGGCAAACGCCGGAATACTCAGCAGGGCCATAAATAAAATAACTTTTGAAAAACGCTTCATAGGGGAATTATACCCCTGTCTCCGTTTCCCCGCAAGCCCTAAATTTCCGAATTTTCTCCAAAAGCCCCTCTAATACGGCAAACTCCTCATAAAATCGTCAAAATCCTTGTCCGGGTGGAGCCTGAAGTAGTTTTCTTTCTTTTTATTAAACCATTCGCTCCATCCAAGCTCTTTTTTCCCGTAAGGCCATATTTTAGGCAGGGCGGCGCGGTTTATGCCTTTTTTTACAATGTCCGCCATAATCTCGATAAACCGTTCTTTAATCCGCTTTGCTTCGGGTTTGCGGGAATTCTGTATCAGCCTGGAAAGGCCGTTTGCATTGATGATAAGGACTTTGTGCGGAATAGGTCTTCTTTCACCACTATAACTCCAAGTTATAGTGGTGATTAGGGCTTTTTCATCCGGCGGAAAGTCTTTTATCATTTTTGACGGATTTTTCAATTCTAAAATTTGGCATACGTCCTTAGCCACAAACCACGGCTCGCCTTTATTATCAACAATCCCGCAGTATTGCCTGCCCTCAAGCAAAAACGGCGTTATTTTTGCCAGTTCGTTCATAAAACCCTCCTAATACGGCAAACTCCTTAAAAAATCGTCAAAATCCTTGTCCGGGTGGAGCCTGAAGTACATTTCTTGCCTTTTCTTAACCCATTCGCCCCATGTAAGCCCTTTTTTCCCCCAAAACCATGTTTTAGGCAGGGCGGCGCGGTTTATGCCTTTTTCTACAATGTCCGCCATAATCTCGATAAACCGTTCTTTAATCCGCTTTGCTTCGGGCTTGCGGGAATTCTGTATCAACCTGGAAAGGCCGTTTGCATTGATGATAAGGATTTTATGAGGGATTTTCTTTCCTGATTTACCAGCGTATATAATATATACGCTGGAGACTTCATCTTTAGGAAATTTTGACAAACTAACCCGATAGCTTGAAATTTCCAAAATTGCCGCCACATCCTTAGCCACAAACCACGGCTTGCCTTTATTATCAACAATCCCGCAGTATTGCCTGCCCTCAAGCAAAAACGGCGTTATTTTTGCCAATTCATTCATTTTCAGCCTCCCCAAACTACCGGATGCGGATAAATTACGCCCGATCTTTGTCGTGTATCGAATTCACCCCTTTTTCGGCGGCTTCGTTTACTTCAATTATTTTTATTTCTTTACCCTCAAGCCCTGCTTTCCATGCTTTTTCCTTGTCTTTTGCTAAATTTTGAAGATTGAGCCGTTCCTCGGCGTATTTTTGAACCTCTTCTTGCCCTTCCGGTTCTAATTTCCTAAAAACCGCCAATAATTTGTCGTCTTTTTCCAAAACCTTTATCATTCCGCCAATGCCATTTAGCAACCAATCTTCATTGACGTTAAATTCAAGGCATATAATTTTTTTGGTTCGATCTGATAAAGGTTCCCTTCCTACCTCTATTCCAGATAATAAACTCTGCGATATTTCTAATCTTTTCGCAAAATCGCCCTGTTTTAACCCCGTTTCTTTACGGAGAATTCTTAATCTTTCCCCTATTTCATTCATATCTACATATTATCAGCTATTAAAAAAAAAGTCAATATATTTTCAGTTTCTACTTGACATAAATAGTAGTTTCTGCTATTTTTTAGTAATAGCTAATACAGGAGGATTTTATGGAAATGAACGCAGTGGAAAGAAAGTTCTTTGACGTTTTTGCGAAATTGGAACCATCGCACCAAGCCGAGGTTATAGCCCATGCAGACTTGATTTTACACATACAGGAAAGCACCAAAAGGCGGATGATTGAGCTTTTAACCAATTCCGGCCCGGTATACGCAGACCGGAACCCGGCCCCGATGGGCGCGGCGTAAGGGGGCGGTAGTAATGGATGATCCAATCTCCGTAAAACCATACACCCCAAAAGGCGCGGCAAAGGCAATGCTTGTCGGGAAGATGTTAATAGATAAGGATGAGCGTTTTTGCTTTTGGCAAGAAGATAATTTTTTTGTTGCCCCTAAAGAGGAAATGAAAAAAGGCGGGCATTGTTTTGCATTGTCAGATTTTACCGGGCTTTATGACTATGAGTCCTACCCAAAGGCGGTTATATGAGCGAAAACATCAATCTAACGCCGCTGAAGCAGCGGTTTGAAGGCATAGCGCAGTCAGCCGAGCAATACCCCGTCGACTTTGACGACGCGTGGCAATGGATTGGGTATTCAACCAAACAAAAGGGCCTGAACATGCTGACGGCGAATTTTGAAGAAGGTTTGGACTTTTTAACCAAAAGGTTAAAAAGTACCGGAGGGCGTCCTGCTGAAGAATACCGCCTCACGGTTGACTGCTTCAAATCTTTCTGCATGATGGCGGGGACCGAAAAGGGCAAGGAGGTGCGGAAATACTACCTTGCCGTTGAAAAGGCGTTTACCGCCGTGCGGAGGCCGCGTCTTTCAGATGAAGCGCAATCGATAGAGACCTTTTTAAACCGGTTTGGCCTTCACATACGGTTTGTGCCGGTTAATTGCATATTTTAGAAGGAGGCCGCCAATGCATGATAAAACAATCAACGCCTGCAAAAAAATTATAGCCAAAATTGAAGAACACCAGGCGGAAATGAAACTGGTACGAGAGGAAGGACGGCAGTCGGGCGATTTGTGGGTAATGGGCTTTAACGTCGGTGTTCTGAACGGTCTGGAAGCGGCTATTAACATTATTAAAAAAATTGAAGATGAACACTACCGGAAATTAACGGATGCCCTGTTAAAAAAGGCTAAAAAATGATAAGCGTAACTAAATCCGGCCTTCCCGCGCCGGTGTATGTTTCAGGGATTAAATACCCCTCATTATTCGCCGCTTCCATAGAAACCGCTATTTCAAACGTCTCCTTTTTCAAGGCGTTCAAAAGAAGCGGCGGGGAACCATGCAAGATAAAGCGCAATATAGTGGTTTTGGAGGCATGGGTTTTGAACCGGGTTCAATATTTAAGGACGGGCGCGTAATGGATGTGCAAACTGAATTACTTTTGCAAGGCCACCAGATTGAATTGTCAAAACTAACCCATGCTTTTAAGCATTTAGCCGAAACGGTAACTACAAAATCAAAATATGCCGATGTTCCGGCATGGTTAACGCTGGAGGCCGCCGTCAAATTAAAAGGCGGCGGCGCTCTTGCAAGCTATAAGAATGATTTAATACTCCAGCCCTGCTGCGGAACCAATTCAAAGTTAATAGGCGGGCGCAAATGCTGGATGTATAAAGACGTAATTGAATGGCTGGAAATAACGGATAGCGATTTAAAATCCTATGCGGAAAAATGGGGGGTAAAACTCCCTGAAAAATATTTGAGGAGGAGCGCGTAAAATGGAAAGAACGAGATTCACAATTCCGTTAGGAAAAGAGTTTGTTGTTACAACTAATATATTTGAAGGCCAGCTTATTTTTAAGTGCAAAGAAGATGAAAGCGGCGATTTAATAAAAATAGGGACGCTTTTGAAAAGTGACGGTTCATTTAAAACCGAGCCAAATATGCCCGTTATTTTACATGATTTAAAAGACGGCCTATATAATATATACGCAAAATTAAAGGAAAATACATGAACCATTTCATAGGAATAGGCCGTTTAACGGCGGGGTGTGAATTAAAGTACATAAGCAACGGAACCCCGGTTTGCAAATTTTCAATTTGCATAAATAAAACATGGAAGGATAAAAACGGCGACAAACAGGAAAAGCCCAGTTTTTTTAATTGCGTTTTATGGGGCAAATACGGCGAGCTAATGTCAAAATATTTGACAAAAGGAAAGCAGATCGCCATTGCCGCCGAGTTAGAGCAGAACGCATGGGAAGATAATAACGGCAACAGGCATAACGGGGTGCAGTTAAACGTCAATGAATTGTATTTATTGCAATCGCCAAAAGGCGAAAAAGACGGCGGCGCGGATGTTCCGCAGGGCAAAGGGAACGCGCCGGGGAATGAAGATATACCGTTTTGAATAACGCCGCCTAACTTTAGTTAGATAACGGCTAACATTTCATATTAAGGAGCCTAATATGAACCAGACAATTTGCAGAATTTGCGGGAGGCCGCTGAAAAACCTTGACAGTATTATAGCGGGGATCGGGCCTGTTTGCGGCGGGGGAAATCATCGTCATGCGCCGAAAAAAAAACGTAAAGAAAAAGACGATGGCGCGGGTTTGTTTGACGATCATGCGGAATTCAGTATTCAAAATGACGCGCCGGGGTATGTCTTTATTATTGACACCGGTCATAACCACGGAAAACGTACCGTAACAAATGACGCGGAATATGTTGTTTCCGAGTTATACGATTTAGTTGAAAACTTTACGGCAAAGCGGCTTTTTTATTTAGACTCTGACGGGCGGATTGATGAAATAATCCATAGCGGAAACCGTTTTGTAACTTTCAAGGCCGGGCATGAAGGGGTGGAGTTATGATTTTTTGTATCGTACTTTACAAAAAAAGCGGGGAAAAATGATAACTTCAAAACAATTTACAACACTTGAAAGCCTGTTTGATTATTACAATAAAGAATTATTTGACGGCAAATTAAACGATTGTTTAATAAATATGAGCCGTAAAAAAAACACGCATGGTTTCTTTAATCCGAAAAGCTGGCAAAACACAAAAAAAGAAGAAAGGGATATACACGAGATAAGTCTAAACCCTTACGGCTTTGAAAGAAACGATATTGAATGGCAATCAACTTTAGTACATGAAATGGTTCATTTATGGCAACATGATTTTGGAAACCCTTCCCGTTCTAATTATCATAACAAAGAATGGGCAAATAAAATGGAAGAAATAGGGCTTATTCCTTCATCAACTGGAAAAGAAGGCGGCAAAAAGACCGGGCAAGGAATGACGCATTATGTTGACCCTAACGGAAAATTCATTAAAGCGTTTAACGGCTTAAAAGATAAAGAAATAAATTATAAGCCTTTGCCGGATATGAGCGGCATAAAAGCGAAAAGCGCGGATCGTTCAAAAATAAAATATTCATGCTCTTGCGGGAATAACGTATGGGGTAAACCTGGCTTATTCATAACTTGCAATGACTGTAAACGGTTATATATAGAAGCGGAATAAATATTAAGGAGCCAATATTTATGGGAAAAGTGATTACAAACGCAAGCTGGAAGGGCGGAACCGGCAAAACAACGCTGGCCGCTTACGAGGCCGCCATTTTAGCGGCTAACGGTTTTAGGATATTGGTTATTGACCTTGATCCTAATTGCGCGATTAGCCAGATTTTCGGCGTGATTTTTAAGGATGTAACATCTTTAGATTTTTTAACCGGAACATGGGATAGATTCAGAGGCATTTATAACGCCATACCGGGGAAGGGTTTCGGGCCTAATCATGATATTGACATTATCCCCGGAAATCTGAATAACGGCCTGTTAAATAACATCATGGATTTAAGCCTTAAAAACGCGCTGAAACGATCCGGGCTTAATAAAGAATATGACTATATCATTATCGACCCGCCTGGCTTTTGGGGTGTGCATACAAGAAACGCGGTATTTGCCGCTGATACCTTAATCATTCCCGGAACGTGTTCAAAGATTGATTTTGAAGCGTCAAAACTTTTCTTTAAAACGTTACAACAAAGCGGGGTAGAAACGGACACCTATGTATGCGTGAACGCATACAACGAAAAAACCAACCTTCCCGGTATATGGGAAATGTATAAAAACGAGTTTAAAGAATTCCTCATTGAAAAGCCGGTTCCGTATATCAAAACATTGAGGCGGCTGACAAATGACATTAGGAATTACAAGATACAAACAACGGTAAAAAACCGGCTGGGGTTTCTTATTGAAACTATAAATAAGGAGGTTCAAAATGCCTAAAATGGAAGCGGCAAGCCTGACGCTAAATATTAGCCTTGCGCAAATCATTGACACCGGAAACATCCGGGAAAAAGAAAAGTATAGCCCTAACGAAAAGGGGGAATGGCCGCAGGATATTATTGACCTTGCAATGTCAATAAAAACAATAGGCTTGTTACAACCCATTAACGTTAAATCGTACGGGGAAATAGACGGCGTGAAAATGTATGAAATAACCTCCGGAAACCGCCGCCGCGCCGCGCATGAATACCTTGTCTCAACAGGGGAAGATTTTAACCAGATAGCCGCAAGGGTGACAACCGGCAATAAAACGGCGATCCAACTGGTTGAAAACATCCAGCGGGAAGATTTAACCGCGCAGGAGCGGGAAGCGGCTATATACCTGTTGACGGAAAGCATGAAACAAAAGGAAATTGCCGCGTGGTTATCGAAAACCCCGGCCTATGTATCTGTCAATGTTTCAGCGTATAAAATCCGGGAAAAAGGGATTAAAGCCGGTATTGATTTAAGCTCGGTTGAAACGTCAACTTTAGCGGAGTTTTTAAGCGTCCCGGATACTGAAATAGTTTCCATTTTGGAAAAATTAAAAAAAGCGGGCGGAACCCGCGCCGCCGCCAATGCTCTATCGGCAAGGTTCAAAAAGGGAAAAGAAACGCCGCCGCCGGAACCCCCCGCGCCGGTTAAGCCTTCCGGCATAACCGAGCCGGAAAAAGATGATATTCTCGATCCGCTTGCGGGCGGCAATACCCCGGCGGAACCGCCCGCGCCTGTTATACCGGCAAAGCCCGGCGCAAAGCCGCCGCCGCCCGATGAGGAGCCTATAACGGCGGAACACCGGTTTATTGATTTAAACATTGTTTTGACGGTCATTTATGACTATATAAAAAAATGTGAAAAGGGGGAGTTAGGAAAGCCGATTACAAGCATAAATGAAAGAATTGACGCGGCAAAGGATATTTTAGCGTTAATTCATAAGGCGTTAGACAATGCCTAAAGAAAAGAAACCCGGCTGGAAATACTTCTTTAGTGAATACCTGAATGAAGAATTCGCAATACACGAGGCATCCGGCTGGGTTTATTTTCAAACCGCCCACGGCATAGTGAAATATTCCCCGGCGGAAATAGAATTGTTAGATAAGCATGGTTTAAAAATCGACCATGCAAGCCATAAAGTAAAAACGCTTATAGGCGGCGATATTGTGAAAATTGAACAAATACAAAAACCGCCGCCTCCGGTTGTAAAACAGGGTGAATTGGAAATATGGTAAGGCGGAGGGGTTTGTCATTATAGATTTTGCCCGGTATAGAAATCGGTTAAAAGATTATTTACGCATAAAGGGAATAGAAGTTAATTCCGAGGGGTTTTGCCTATGTTTTGCGCATAGTGAAAATACCCCTTCTTGCAAGATTGATGATGAACATTTTCACTGTTTTGGTTGCGGCGCGGACGGCGACATATACGACTCTGTGGGCATTATAGAAAATATAACAGATAACGTCAAACAATTCCAATTTGTGGAAAATTTATTTAACGGCGGCGCAATGCCTCCCCCTGCGACTGGCGGCAAGAAAAAAGAACGCGAAAACTTTACCGCCGACCCCGCCGCGCAAGCAAAACTGGAAGCCTATCTAGCAAAAAACCCCGCCGCCGAAAAGGAAATTATAAAGTTTTTAAATATCCGCGCCGCCGCTTCGTCTTTAGGGCTATGCCCCAAATACCCGGATGATTTAATTCCGGCTATGGTAAAACATTTTTATTACTGGCCCGGCCTTGCCAGGACGCGGCAAGATTTAAGCGCGGATGTGTTATCCGCCGCCGGTATACCGCTTAAAAATCCCAATACGCAAAAATCGTGGTGGGAACATCCCGGCGTTATGTTACGCTTGCCGCGCGGTTATTACAAACTGCATTATTATCTTGACGCTGAATGTAAAAAGTTTAATTCAAAAGGCAAATACCCCCTGCCGGAAATAACGGATAAAGTAAACCCGCTGGTTTTTTGCGAGGGCGAAATGGATGCCTTTGCAACCGCCGCCATTGGGGTTAAAAATGTTTTTGCAAGCGGCGGAACCACGGCGGGAATAACAGGCCCTAAAGTCAAAGAATGTTTGCTAGATGTGCCGGAAATAATTCTATGTTTTGACGCTGACGACGTAGGGCGGAAAGCCTCCGGCCTGGAGGCTTATTTGCCTACCGATAAATTAAAAACAAATATCCCGGAAATCATGCGAAATGCAGGGTATACCGGAATTATTAAAGTCGCGGAATTGCCGTTGACAGATAATCATTGCGAAAAAGACCCGGAGGGCCTGATCATTGCCGGAAAGCGCGATGTAGTTATAAAGGCAATTCAAGAGGCGCGGGAGTACATACCGCCGGAAAAAAAGACAAATGAAAAAACGCCGCTTAAATGGGATTTTCTTTCAGCTAAACGCATACAGGCAATTTTAGGAAAGATAACAAAAGAAAAAATTGAAAAAAAAGAACCTGGGGATGTTCAGTTATTTATCTCCGCAATTTTAAAAGCGGTTAAAAATCAAAAGGATATTGAAAAAGATTTAATTGAATGGGGGGCAGCAAAAGAGCAAATAAAGGCTAAAAATGACGTTTCCCCCTATATTTTGATTGAATTTATATGGAAATACGGGCTTTCAAAGTACCTTCAGCATACTATAAAGATTGAATTAACCCCGGCTGATGAATTGTTAAAACGCATTAACCGGCATAAACCGATTGTTGACATAGATTTTGACGATATGAAATCAAATAAAAACGTCAGGCAATTCCTGGAAACGTTAGGGGTGAGGGCCGCCGCTATGGTTGTTTCAGATATTCTTGACGGCCGTGTTATTTACGTTGAATCGGAAAAAAGATATTATTTTTTTAACGGTCATACGTGGGAGCGCGAGCCGGATATGACAGGCGTAATCTATAATATTCTAATCGCTATAATGATTTACTACTATGAAAAAATTGACTTAAAAGAATTAGGATTAAAAAAATCAGATATTGATGAAATAGTTGTTAAAATGGAAAGCCGCCATTTCCGGGTTGAAATCATGTCCGAGTTTTCGCAATTAGAACAGTTCGGCGTATTCAAAACATCGGTATTATTTGACGGCCCGGCGGTTCGTGAAACATTAACGCTGGTTGACGGCGTTATAGATTTTTCCGGCAAGGAAATAGTTTATAGAAAATCGGAACGGGATGAATACCGGCGCGAAATTTTGCCGTATACGGTAGAACAAGTAAAAAAAGCGGTTAAGCCTAAAGAGTTTTTAATGTTTATGAAGGGCAATTTTAAGGACGATGACACTCTTGAAAGTTTAATGTTTTATCTGTCGTTAATATTATCGCGTAACACTAAATATAAATACGGCGGTATATTTATCGGCGAAACAAATACGGGAAAAACGACCACAATGGATATAATAACCGCTGTTTTGCCTAATATGGTAAAGGCGATTCCGTCCGAAATATTGGTAAGTAAAGGAAAAACAAGGCCGCAGACCGGCAATGAAGCCACTCCGTATATCGCAGGCCTTGAAGGAAAAGGATGCGGCCTGTCAAGTGAAACCGGGCGCAATTTAAGCCTAAATACCGCTTTTTGGAAACAATTAACCGGCGGCGATTTAATTCCTTCCCGTAACTTATGGGAGCAGGCTAAAGAATACGTGCCGACCGCGCAGATAATTATATTGACAAACTACCTTCCCTTTTTTGACAACCATGACGCGGCGGCGATAGACCGCATGATAATAATTCCGTTTACAGTCCAGCATAAAAAAGGGGAAAAAACTACTATTGAAATTGACATCTTCAAAGAACAAATTAAAAATGAATATCCCGGCATTGTTAAATTGTTTACAGAATATTATATAAAATTAAAAAATGAACATAAAGGCTATATTCCGTTTTCAAGCGAATGTAAAAGGTATAAAAACCTTTATCTTGAGGAACTGGATACGGAACTTAGCCGGTTCGTTAAGGACTGTGTTCATTTTGATGTAAAAAACAGCCCGTTCATAGAAACAAAAGCATTATATCGTCATTATTTAAATTATTACCATTTAAGCCCGGAGGATGCCGGAAAAGAAACAATGTCGCAAAGTCAATTTACCCGCTATTTTAAACGCGATTATAAAGAAGTAATCCAAAAACAAAAAAAGATTAACGGGTATCCTGAATTGTGTTTTTTTAACGTAAGGTTAAAAACGGATGAAGAGAGGTGGGGCGATAAGCCGCCGCCTGCTGGAAGCCTGACAGTTAATCATCCGCCGCCGCCGGATGATATGCCGTTTTAATAAAGGAGCGAAAGGCCGGTATGGTTTTAGTACAGTTCGGAATGGGTTCCGGTACGGACAAATGTTACTTTTCCCGGCGAAAAACGGTATATCACCAGCCAGTCGCCTTTAACATGGCATTCCGTATACCCGCTGTAGTTACCGGAAAGCCCATGTTCCCGGCAACGGTCAGGCAGGGGTTCTTCCCAGATGATGTTTGCCAGAATATCATAAAGATCGTCAAGATTCCTATGCTGCTTTTCCATAAGTTTTGTGTCTTTTTCGAATCGATTGGTGAAATAAAAGTCAAGCATAAGTTAAGAGCCGAGCATTTTTTTCAGTTTTTCTTTCGCCCCCGCTTTTGTTTCCCCGGGTTGAAAACGGTTCCATTTAACCTTTTTTTTGCCGCTTATAATATCCTCGGCTTCCTGCATGGCCGCCAGCGTAACGGCGTTGGGCTTTTCCCGCGGCTCGGCATAGTTACCGCCGGAGGGGGCCGATTTTGCTAAAACGGGCGTTTTTTGATTGTTCATATTCTCAATATATCCGTTTGCAGGGGAAAATACAAGCCTTATCCCTTTTTCTTGTCTTTTTTTGGGGGCCTGCCGCCTTTGGACACTTCCCGGATAGCGTCAACGCAGGAGGGGTCATAGAGCGCGTCTTTAGTAATAGGCTTAATTTTAGCCTTAATAAGCCGCTGGAGGGCCGCATCGGGGCTTATTTTGAGCATTTGGGCTATTTCTTTAACAGTCAATCCTTCCATAAGATCATTATCGATGAAAAATTAAAAAAAATCAATAGTTTTGGCTCTTGGGTTATTGACAAACATAATAGTTATGACTATCATGTTTCTATCATGTATAGGCATTTATCGTCATGTATAGGCGATAGCCTGTCAATCATTGCCAATTATAGGCAATTTAAGGGGGATAGAAGCATGGAAAAGGTCATCGATTTTTGGGAAGCGAAACAAGCCCTTGAAATGAGGGGATTAAGAGAGCGGCTTGAGCGTGAATATGACGAAAAACTGGAAGCGCATTGGGAAGCCCAAAAAGCGGAATCCGTAGAGCGTTCAATGCGGGAAGCGATGAAAGAATTGCCAAAACCGCCTAAAAAGAAAGCCCAAATTATTTCCGCCCTTCCCGGCGAAACCATACCGCCCGAATTTCCAGACTTGCGCCCTTATATGCAGCGCGACGGGCTTATTCTTTTAACGTGGGCAATATGGGTAACAGAAGACGGTATTCAAACCTATAAAATCCACTGGGTTAAATCCTGCGGAACATTAAGAAAATACTCCCTCACCTGGTATATTCAAAACGATTTTGAAAAAATGCTTGCGACCGCAATGCCCGACGATAAAACGGATATGTTTTACAGGGAGGGGATTTTAGGCAACGGCTGGAACCGGGACCATGTAGTCGATTATGTTTTTATTTGCGCCCCCGAATTAAACTCGCATTCAAGGGCGGTTTTCATTGAAAAACTAAAGGCGACCGGCGTAAACGTCAATTTTGATTTTGATTTTAGCCTCGGTTTAGCGAAACAATTGCAATTCCAAAAACAGATTGACTTGATACAATCCCTGGGATTGAAGGGGGTTCAAAATGCGTAAGACAGAATCCAAATACGAAGCCGTTATAGCCAGAATTGAAACACACCGTGCGGAAATGAAACTGGTACAAGAGAAAGAACGGGAGTTGGGCGATTTATGGGTATACGGCTATAATCGCGGTATTCAAGACGGGCTGGAAGCGGCAATCAACATCATCAAACAAATGGAAGATGAATACTACCGCAAATTAACGGACGCCTTGCTTAAAAAGGCTAAAAAGGGGGTCAGATCCGTTCTGACCCCCTTAATATAAATTTAGGAGGATCGTATGAACGATTTACAGGTTTTCAAATTTGAAAACAAGGAAGTCAGGTCTGTCGTAATAAACGGCAAGCCCTGGTTTGTGGCTAAGGATGTATGCGACATTTTGGAGATACAAAATGCTAGGGATGCAATACGGGATTTTCCAGAAAATGAAAAATTTGCCGTAGATAGTAACTACGCCAAAACGCTGGGCTTTCAACACGCGACCGCAGGCGTAAATCTCGTCAATGAGCCCGGCCTTTACCGCCTTGTATTCCAGAGCCGCAAGCCGGAAGCCGAGGCGTTCAAAACGTGGGTGTTTACGGAAGTCCTTCCGGCGATCTATAAAACCGGAACCTATACCGTGCCGGGCCGGGAGGACCCGCTGGCTGAATGGAAAAAGAATTATCCGTACCCGTTCTTTTTGATGGACGATTTTCCCGCCCGCTCCCTGCGGCTCCTCCGCCTTTTGGACAAAGGCATGATAAGCCCCAGGGAATGCCGCAAGGCGGTGATCGGAACGGGGATAATGCCGCGTCTCCCCGAAGCTCCCATAAAAACATTTGCCGAGAAAAACATAAAAATAACCGGCAGCATGTCTGACTATGTGAAAGCCGAAGACCTGTACAACCTCTATGGGGAACAGAACGCCGATGATATGAGCCAGTCGAAACTGACGAGGGGAATCAAGGAAATATATCCCGGCCTTATTTACAAGCAGAAAAAAATTGACGGCTATCCGGTTCTTGTTTTTTTCGGCTGCAAACTGAAAAAAGCAAGGCAGAAACAGGTGGCGGAAAATACCGATGCTGGAAACGCCGGTTGAAACCCCGCCGCCAGTCATTGACGCTGTTGAATTGCCGGAATACGCGCGCCTTTATTGCGATAAATGGGGTAATATAAAGAAACCGCCGGAAAAGGCAATAGAACAACACAAGGCGGGAGATTATATTAAGGTTTACATCTACAGGGCGGAAACCGGCTTTTATTACGGCTTTCAAGTCAAATTAAGGAAGCTGATTTACCAGAAAGAGGCAAACATAATAAAAGACGCGCCGGAAAAAACTCAGGATGCCGCCCTGTTTTCGGCGCGGCGGGAATTGGTTTCTATTGTCGGTAATTATTCAAAAAAGTTAGTTAAATTATTTTTATCTTTTGATAAAATATGCTATAACCAGCCGGAATTATTTTAAGAGTTTCACCGGGGGAAACAATAGGGGGATTTATGGCAAATACCGCAGTCCGTTTAGTAATTGACGATCCTGAAAACTTTCATCTTCTAACTACAGATATGAAGGAGATGATTATAGCGGGCGCAATAGCGACCGTTAATGTGCAGGCCGCTTTAACCCGGAAAAACGCCGTTCAAATAATACAGGATAATTTCACTTTAAGAAACAATTTTACAAAATCGCAAATTCAATTTGAACAAATGCCGAAAAGCCGCTTTATTTCCCTTGACAAAATTGCTTCAAGGGTAGGGGTAACAGAAAAAGCTGATTATATGGCAAGGCAGGAAACCGGCGGCGTGAGGCGTGCGGCGGGCGGAAATAACCTCGCTATACCTACAAACAGGGCGCGAGGCGGCAATAAGGGATCGCCGGTATTGAAAAACCATTATTTAATCAGGTTGAAAAAGGTTGACGGCGGGGGCTATTCCGCCGAGGGCTATTCATACCGCGCGTGGCTTGTAAGGAAGGCCGCTGTTGCCGCCAAGCATGGTTTAGTTATGCGTCATAATAACAAACTGTTTACGGTTCAAAACTTTGAAAAATCGGGCGGGCGCGTATCATTTAAAATGAACCAGTTATACGGCCTTGACAAAGAAGAAACCGTAACGCCGGAAAACCCGTGGTTAAGGCCCGCAAGCGAAAAGCCCGCGCAAGATGTTGAAAGTATATTTATTTCGCAGATGAAAAAATTAGGAATGTAATTTTTCGCCCGCGAAAATTAACCGGCATTTTCGCTTAACGCCGCTTCTTTAATCTGTTTTTCTTGTTCTTCCAGTTCAAAAAGCTGATCCATTTTTTGCTGATACCATGCGGTATGGCCGGGGTATAAATCGTCAATACCCATTCCCAGCCGGGCGGCCTTAATAACCTGATAATCCTTTGACGCTATTTCGGCTTTTAAATCTTCAATCCGCCCGGATAAAATAGAATCTGCCCTGTGTTCCGTCATTTGAAATTTCCCCCGACGCTTTTAATATTGACCTGTCCGAGCGCGCTTCCCCGATCCAGTTTAACGTGTACTTTAACCCCCCAATTCAAAGCCGTCTTAACCGTGTTTGTAAATAAATGCTTTTGGTTGTTTTGAACGGCAAAGGTGCAATCTTCCCATGCCGGTTCTTCATCATAGCCGTTGTTACAGATTTTAACATTTAGAACGGTGCCGGCGGGCATTAACCCTATGACCTGGATGATTACCTCGGTCGGCATATCATCCGCGTAAAACGGCTCCAGCGGCGCGATAAATTCTATTGACGTTACATTTTTTGTAAATGTCAAAGTGCGGGTTGAAACCTGTGAATTGGGGTTTTGCGCTATTATTTTTAATGTGTGGCTCCCGTTCAAAACCTGAATCCATTCATCATCGGTAAACGTGAAGGAATCGTTTGAACCGGCGGCCCCGCTGTAGGTTCGGATTGTTACGTCATCCAGCTTTACAGTCATTAACAAATTTTCCCCCGCGCTGTTGCCGGATACTGAAAAATCATAGGCGGGCGGTTTTGGCATGGTATAATAGCCGCTTCCTAGCTGGCCGTCCTGACCGCTGAAACCAGGCGCGACACTTGTAACTATACTCCTGGTGTCGCTGGTACAATAGCCGCCCTCTACACCGGCTGAATCATAGGCTTTAACGCGGTATTGTACCGAGGTATTCCCGCCTGGGATCGCGCTGTCGGTAAATGAGGTATCAGGGCCGGTATAAATAACGGCCCATGCGCCGCCGTTAAACCTTCTTTCAAGTATATAACCGACCGCCGTCCCTTCCGGGTCAATGCTTGCGCCCCATGATATTTGCGGCGTACTGCCCGTTCCTATTGTTTCGGGTACGGTGATAAAGCCGGGTACGGCGGGCGGTTCATTGAAAATAAGCGTGTAACAACCATCGGCATCGGTTGTATCGGATACCAGAGTTGAAGATGGCAGGTTGCAAGCGACACGCACACCGGTGTAGTAGCCGTCGTAGGCGTAGGTGTAGTGGTTCGTCGCCCCATATATGTTGACGCAGCACACATAGCTTGAGTTCGAGGCGTAAGGGGTACGGACCCACCACACGCACGCCTTATCTGCGGCAAGGTTGCTATCAGTGAAATTTGAATTATTAACGGCCTCCGCGGTGGGGTATGCAATGCGGCTTGAATCGTTAGCATCAAAGCCGTCAAGCCTTGATCCCTCCGCGGTATCGGTGGTAAAACCGACCTCAGTCCCTGAAAGCAAAAACATTTTGTCGGTATAGGTTTCTTGCCCACCGCCGTCCACAGAGTGTTTGTTTACCGTGAGCGTGGTTACAAGCATAACCGCAATTTCTTCAGCATTGAAGTTTGACAGAAAGCCGGGCGTATCTTCATAAGGGTTTGCATTATTTCGTCCATTGGCGCTATTGGGCGGCGCGTCCGCGCCGTGCACCGCCACATACCACGGTGATCCTGATTTATTAAGCCATTGCCTTATATTCGAGTATATATGGCGGTTATTGCCATAACTCCGGCGGTTGCTGTCGCTATTGCCCGACTCTTTCGCGTCCGAGGCCATTAATTTGATAATCTTGTCCGTCAAGATAGTAATGGCGCTCGCGGGGTATCCTGCGTGGTATTTCGATTTAATGACCCATTGCATTGCCTGCCCGTAAATCGACCCCATTTTTAATTTTGCGTTTAACGGCAAATCACCTAATTGTTTAGCCATTCTCGCCTCCTCCTATTAGTTTTTTGTTTCGTTTTCATTTAACATTCAATCGTCCCCTGCGTCTGGCTCCATACGCCTGAAATTAAATTAATGGAATTAAGATTAGTAAAAATAATATTAATTCCACCGCCGGCATAGGAACATTCAAGGCTGCCTTTTAATTTATTCCAAGTGCCTGTTATTAAACCTATTCCGTCAAGATTGGAAAAGGTTATGACAAAGGGGTTTCTAACAATGCCCTGCGCCGCGGCTTTTTCAAGGGCTTCAATACGCGCCCTAAGCTCGTTAATCATTTGATAAATATCGGAAAAATCGGGCGTTTGTACATAAATATCCCTGTCGCCTAACCGCAATACGTCATCATCTACAATGGGTTTAGATGATTTAATCCGGCCCCCGCTGTCATATTTTACCGGCGCGTTTGGCATAATGCCGTCTTTATAATGGTATGTATGGCCCCAGGCGGATGAAACGCTGCTTGTTTGGAATGGCCGTATTTTAACCCATGCCCCCGGAGGGAGATTTAATAATTCAGATTCGGGGTATATGATAACTTTCAAATATATATTTGAAATGTTAAATATTTCTATTTCAACTACGTCAACACTTGCCAATGATGATATATCCGGCAAGAATATCTTGGCATTATCATTTACATCCCCGGTAAAAAATAACTGGTAACGCCGCGCGTAATCAATATCGGCGACAAAAGGCCCTTTGGTAACTGTAGGAACGCGCCCGAAAATGTTTTCAATAATTTTTAACAAGGCGTTTAAGACCTCTGAATTATCGGCATTATCCGGTACATTGGAAATTTCTGCCAATGCCCCATAAGCGTATTTTATAATAGCCTGCCGTGTTCCGTTCATATCGTTCATCCATAATTCTCTATATGGGGTTCCGTTAAGGGCCTGTTTTCCTGTGGCATCTATCGCTTTTCCGAAAGGATAACCAGGCGCGTTTGGAATAACGTAATCGCTATATGAATGATCCAACATTATCATTTATTCATCCCCCTCTACCCAGTCAATGAAAATTATTGCGGTACTATGTACTGGTTTTATTTTTAAAATTAAATATTCTAAATAGTTTTTCCATGCTGATGACATTTTAATCTGCATAGCGTATAAAATGTTATGTTCTGCATCGCGTATAACGCCGCCGCAAACAAAGAAACAAGTATCCCACCAAATAGGGTCATTGGGAATGGAGTAAAATCCTGATAAATCATTTTTTATTACATACGGAATAAAGTATTTATCCCCTAAATAAAACCCGTTAATGGCCCTTTCACCGCCGCAGATCATGGTTTCATTGCCGTTTACGGCTATCATGCCGACATTGGTCTGGCGCGGATTGCAAACCGGAACATTTTCAATCACTCTGATTCCCGGATCAAGGTGTTGTAAAATATATTCCAAAAATGACGCGCTCTGGCCTTTTAAGTGTATCCGCCAGTTAGCCTGTATTATATCCCTTTGTTTTTTTAGTTCTTTTCCCCCAAATATTATTGCGAATGTCATTGACCAATTTTTAATAGCCCTTGTTGAATATGGGAATAAATCCATATAAACGCTTTCGGCCTCGGTTCTGATTTCTTCCGGCAAAAATGATAAAGATTTTATTAATTTTCTATGGTTATTGTCTACAACCAGTTTAAAAATCTTTGAAAAAGGGAAAAGAGTTCTAAAAACATCAAAAAATCTCATTATTCTTCATCCAATAAATCAATATCTAATCCTTCAAATATTTGAAGAGTTTCCATTTCGGCAAGCTGGCCCACAATAAGCGTATAACTTAATATTATTTCCCTGCTATATAATAATTCAACCCGGTCAAATTCAGCTTTAACCGCCACCGCCGCCTGGTATACAACGCTGGAAAGGCTATTCTTTGAAATGATATTTGTTTTGTTATTGTCATCCGATAATCCTCTTATATAAGGTTCCCGCGATAAAAAATAATCATTCAGAGCGGCTTTGCATAAATTAAAAAAATCGTCAACTTCTATCCCTTTTAGTCCAAAAATATTAACAGAAAAAAATACAACAGATACGGGCATAATGTTAGTATAGGTTCCGTCAAATTTAGGGTCTATTATTGCTGACAAGGGTTTTCTTGTCGCTTTTGTGGTTACAGGGTCATAAGTGCATGAATTGCCGACTTTTATTAATAGTTCTTTATCCGGTATTCTGTTTTTATATTGTTCCGGGATGCCGGCAACCCATATTAGAACGCCAGCCGGGGTATTTAAGTCTTTTTGCGGGTAACTATTCCATACCCCGCCGACTTCGTTTGACCACTGTCTGTAATCGCTTAACGCGCCGCCCATAGGCGGGGTTCTAAATCTTTGCGATACTCGCTGGCGGTATTCGCTTTCTATTTCATCATCTTTTGCTACTTTCCTGACGTTTGATACAACCGCATTTTTTTTGACCATTGAAAGCGAGCCTGGGAATTGTACCGGATCGCCTATTTCAAGGTTTCCGGCAGTTCCATTGGACGCGCAAATAACCGGTATTATACCGGTTACATCCGTTAAAAGCATTGTTTCTTTGACAAGGTATATTTTATTATTCAGCGGGCTTTTTAATTGTGTTCCCCCGTCTAAAAACCTCCCCGCTTGCGTCACTTGTACTTCAATTTCCCCCTCCCATTGCGTGCCGTTAAAAGGATAACCAACCCCCATAAGGTTTCCTATTTCCAATAAGGGCCTGATTTTGTTGCCTAATACGTTCACCTCCCCCCAATACGCATAACTGGGGAATAATTGTAAAAATAACCAGCCTATTTGTTTATATAAAATAATAAATATCCCTGCGAGTATTTTCGCAAGAATGGCAACAAAAGATTTAGGCAAAATCCTTAATTTATTATTAAACTCCTGCTGCAGGCCGCTTATAATTAAGGTTCTAATTTCTTCTATGCTTTTATTGTCATAAGGTTGCGCCATCGCCAGCCCCCCACAATAAAAAATATTCATTTTCAAATATATTCATTTTGTCTTTTAATATTTCAACTTTTATATTAAACCTGTTTTTCCCGGTTGACCGACCGTAAACCTTTACAACATCCGCGATTTTATCATCTATGAACCATTGTAAGTCCATAGCCGCCGCGCTTTCCGCTTCCTTAATATTTTTAACGCTCATAGGAAGCCCGGTTATAATATGATGAAAACGCGACCTTAATTTTTCGTTTTCTTTTGTATCGCGTAAAATGTTCCCCCAAAACTGATTATTGTTATTTCCTTTCCCGTTATCGCTTTCATTGCCGCCGAAAAGGGATAAATAAACGGCGGTTGAAAACTGTTTGTCTGAAACAAACAGGCCGTTTTCAATTTGAACATCGCCGCCGTCAAGAGTTTCAGCTAACAATAAATCACCTTCAAAGTTTTGGCTCATGTTACCTTCCCTGGCCCGGTTGTTGCGCCGGTTTGTGTTGTTGGGGAGCCAGCGGTCGTTACTGTGATGCCGGCTGGTACAACGGCATTTGTTGTTATGTGATTTACTATTTCAGTGCATATTTTCCCCCATAATTCAATAACCGCCGCTTTAACTTCGGGCGGCGCATCCGGGTGAATAATTGCGTTAGCAACCGCCGTCCCCATCGCGTTTCCGTTCATTGCCATATTAAGTCCCCTGGGCGGTATCACCCGCTATAGGCGCGCCGTTAGCAAAGCAAAATTTGCAACCGCATAGCGCCCCGCTTCCTGTAGGAGCTACAGTCCCGGCGCATTTAAACGAGCCGCCTGTTGCGGCCACTTTTCCGTTTAATTCAACATCCGCGCCTTTAACTGTTGCTTTTTTCCCAGATTCTATGTCAACATTGTCCGCGCTTTTAACCGTTACCCCTTTTTTCGCTTCTATATCAAAATTATCCGCGCTTTTAACCGCTACCCCTTTTTCCGCTTCTATGTCAAAATTGCCCTCGCTTTTAATCCCGATTTTTTCCTTTGCTTCAAGTTTAATAGTCTTTTCTGTTAGCAATTCAAAAAAATCCTGCAATTCCCATAAAACCTCCCCTTTGCCCAGCATGGAAAGTTTTGATTTTATTTCCCCCTTTTCGTTACGGGCAAAATATATTTTTTCGCCCGGTTTTGCGCCCTGCGTTTCATTAAAAACGCCGACTATAACGCCCTTCCCGGAACCGTCTACTTTTAAAATAACTATTTTGTCATTTTCAACAGGCGGGGAGTCTTCGCCGGATGAATTATATAAGACCCCTTTTTGGTTATAGCCTTTTCGTGTTTCAGCGATAATCTCGACCGCTTTTTCAATTTCATGTTTTATAACTTGACCTATCCTTCCCGCAAATTCATTTATTCCCACGGCAGTGCCTCCGGCAATTTATCCGCAAAGGAACCGGGCAAAACAAGATCAATTTCCGCTGTTTTCCCCTCAGTGTTTCTTAATAGCTTAATATTACGCGCCTTAAAATTAGTTTGCCTTGTTATCATTGCGCCTGGGGCTTCAATACAAACAGTCATTCCTTTCTTAAATAATTTTCCATCGCTGTTTAAATGCGTATCGCATTTTAAGTTATACGCAATGCAATCCGCAAACATCCGCCCCGCATGAGCTAAAACGGCGTTTTCTAAATCCGCCTGGGTTTCCGCATCGTCAACCATTATAGTATCATGGCGGTTAACGCCTTTATTTATTAAATACTTATTTTCATAAGTAAATGAAAGCGGATCGGTTAATGTATCATTTTTTGTATGCCCTGTTATATGGGAATAAAAACCCTGCGCGTTAAATTTCGGCGATATTGACAAAAGCGGAGTAACCCCTTCTTTGAATTGCATAAACGCGCTTTCATTTGCCGCCTTATAGAATACCAGCCGCCCGTTTTCGTCATTTGTGAATAAGAATTTCCGCTGTTGCGCCAGCTTTAATAAAAAACTTAAAATTTTTTCATTGGGTTCTATGCCCACCTCCGTAAACGGATCGCCCGCGCCGTCTTTATAAACTATTTTTATTCCGTAAACATCAGCTATGGGATCGGCTATATCCTGTAAAGTTACATTGTAATATTGGAGGGGATATTTTGACGGCGGTATTGTACAATCGTTTAAAACGCCGCATAACGGATAACCCTGCAATGTTATCTCGGTTGCGCCGGCTTGCAGTTCGGGATCGGGTGTTAGTAAATAACCTTTGAATAATAACCGGCTTAGATAATAAACCGCGCAAGGCTTAAAAGTAAACGGCGTTATTGCGTCTTTTATGTCTTTAACCGCAATATCATAGGGAGCCGAAAAAGAAAAAGTATCAAAAGAATCGGCGGAAAGATTTATTTCATAGCCGGTGAAACCGGTAAACTTTTTCCCGTCAATGATAATAGAAACATCCTGCTCTTTATCGCTTAACGCTATTGTCTGCGCCGTTTGAGGCGCGGCTGGGCGTTCCGTAACCTCCTCCGGGATGATTAAAACATCGCCGGGAAAAATAAGCGGGGAACCGTCATTGGCTGTTTTTCTGTTTGCTAATTGCGGGTTTACGTCAACAATTTTCCGCCATTTTGAGAACGTTCCTAAATACCTGACTGAAATCGCGCCCAACGTATCGCCTGGGACAACCGTATGCCGTTTAGACATAATAGGATACCTCCCGCCCCATTGGGATAATTTCCATATCGTCAATATTTAAATTATTTTCAATTATCAATTTGTCAATGTAAAAATTATCTACCGAGCCGTATATTTCGGCGCATAATTCTATAATGTTTCTGTCATAGCCTAATTTAATTATTCTTTTCAATGGAAGGGATAACGCGACGTTGATGATTAGATTGATAGAATTGTCAACTAACTGATTTAACATAAAATATGCCGTTGCGTTGGAATCGACAAAATTACTGTAATCATCCTTTTTGTTTTCAATGTTTTGAATATTGCTTAATATGTTTTCAAATTGGGTAATAATTGAATTAACGCTGTTATTTGTTTTGTTTACATTTTTTATTGCGTTTAATATATCATTTGTTTTAGCGGATAATATACTATTAAAATTATTTTTGTCAATTTTACCATCCTCAAAATTTTTTATTGTATTAATTAGTTCCCTATGCGGAATAGAAACGGAATTATATATATTTGCCTCATTGTTATTTTTTATTATATTTAGCTGGTCTTTAATATGCGTAACAACAGTATTTATATCATTCTTGTTTGTTATTTTTTTATCCTCATAGTTTTGTATCGTACTTAACAAATTCTTTGTTTGAACGGCGACCGCGACCGCTTCATCCCTTGAAAACCCTCCGCCGGAATTGCTATTGCCGCCGCCTTTATTTGCCTCCTGTTTGTTATTGGCCGCGTTTTGTGCAATGCCGAGAGCCGATCCAATGGCAAGGGAAGCTACCGCGCCGGATAGAATTAGCCGAATACTCGCAAAGGCATTTTTAATATTATTAATTCCAAAAGGATCGTTTCTGAATTGTTTTTGTATTTGTGCGGCCAATGCAATATAACCCCGCGCCTTTTCCAAAATGTTTATATTAACGCGGCTGGGGATTTTCATAGTGTTTAACATAAGGCGTGCGGTATTCAGGGCGTTTGTTGTTAAATTTTCCGCATTATCAAACATTGTTTCTATATTATCTTTTAATTCCCCCATTGTAGTTATAAAGTCAGGTTCATTCAAAACAAGCTCGGAAAGATTGTCATTTAAAATGTTTGTTTGCGCGTTTAATGATGATTGAATAAGTAATTGTTCGTTTATATTTTCAATTGTTAAATTTTCCGCAAAGTCAACCGCGACCGTTTCCATTAAATTGTCAAAACTTTCCGTTAATTTATCCGCCGTAACCGCTTCCAAACTAACAGGATTGTCCGTTATTGTTTCCGTGAAAGTAATTGTTACATGGCTTTCATTTACGTTATTTATTAAATCATTATCCCGGCTAATACTGCCTGTGGGTATAACTTTTTTTATACCGTATACCGGATGCTGCAATTCAGCCACGTCCTTTTCGAGTAAGGCGGCTTCAAAAGCGTCCGCCGTTTGAACGTGGCCCGCGCCGTTAAAAATACAAATCATAGGGTATGAAACCGCGCCGCCGCCCTGATGTTGAACGTGCGCCCCGTCTTTATCCGGAAAAAGAAAAACGCCAGTCTTCAATTCCGTTGTACGCGATAATTTTTCCCAGAAAAATGTAAATTCTTTTCCGCTGGGCGCGGTGTATTTTGCTTCTAATAAATCATTGTCGTTCATCCGTTGCCCCCGGAGGCCGCGACACGGATATTGGGTGAACGCGGCTGGCGCGTTACCCGCGCCTGTGTTCCCTGATCCGTCCTGACCGCTATGTCAACCTCTTCACGGTTGGTTGTTTGACTGTATGAATATTGTTCAGCCCTTGTCATGGGCCGCGTTGCCGGAGCCGTTGCCGCCGTTAATGTTTGATTGTTCCTGTTTATGTTGGGCGGCAAATTGGGCGGTATGCCGGCGGTTGCCGTTGTTGTTTGCTTTAACGCGGGCGGAACGATGTTTTGAATTTGCGGGGAAACTACATTTTTGTTTCCGCCTAAAACGTTCCCGACTGCGTTTGTTATTCCGCTGAAAAAGCCCTTGACGCTCTCCCAGCCTGATTTAATAACATCAATAAAACCGAAAAATTTTTCTTTTATGCCGTCAAATAAACCGAAAAAGGCGTTTTTGATATATTCCAAAACGGAGGCTGGCCCTTCTTTTAACGATTCCCATAAGCCGGTAAAAAAGTTTTTGAAACCGTTAAAAATAGCTTTGATATTTTCGATAATGCCGGAAATAATGTCTTTAACCCGGTTGAAAACCGTACTAATAACGTTGGCAAGGCCGGGGAACCGGCTTTCTAACTGCTCCCATGCCTTAACCCCGAATTCTTTTATTCCTTCCCATGCCGCTCCGCCCAGTTCCTTTGCCCTGTTAAACGCCGCGCCCGCGCCGTCTTTTAACTTGTTAAACGTTTCTATCGCGCCGTTTTTCAAGTTTTCCGCGCCGGTTTTGATTCCCTCAATGAACCCGAAAAACCGTTCTTTTATGCCGTTAAATAAACAGAAAAAGGCATTTTTGATATATTCCACGGTGGCGGCTGGGCCTTCCTTTAACGCCCCCCATAGGCCGTTAAAAAAGTTTTTGAAACCGTTAAAAATAGCTTTGATATTTTCGATAATGCCGGAAATAATGTCTTTAACCCGGTTGAAAACGGTACTAATGACAATAGCAATGCCGGGGAACCGGTTTTCCAACTGGCCCCATGCCTTAAAGCCGAATTCTTTTATTCCTTCCCATGCCGCGCCGCCAAGTTCCTTTGCCCTGTTAAAAGCCGCGCCCGCGCCGTTTTTTAGCTTGTTAAACGTTTCTACCGCGCTGTTTTTCAGGTTTTCCGCACCGGTTTTAATCCCTTCCAATGCTTTGCCTGCGTTGTCTTTGGCCTTATTAAAAACGCCGCCTATAAAATCCTTAACGTTGTTAAAAGCGGCCTTTATGCCCTCTCCTACCTTCAATAGCCCCTCTTTTATTTTGTCCCAATGCTTTATTATTAGCCTTACAACCGCCATAATAACGCCAGCCGGAAAAAACAAAATACCTAAGATTATGTTTATGATATTCAGCGCGTTTCTTTTTACAAAATCAACTATTCCCCCGAAAACTGATTTAACAACATTGAAAATTCCCTTCCAAAATACTATAAAAACATTTTTGACCGATTCCCATATTGTAATAAAATAACTTTTGACTGCCTCCCAAATACCCAAAAAGGCATTTGCGACAGTTTTTATATTGGCAAATATGCCCTTCCATATTTCAACAAAAATAAGTTTAATAGAGTTCCATATTTTTACAAAGAAATTTCCATCCCCCTGCCAAATTTCCAGTAAACCGCCAAATATATTTTTTATTGTAGTTACAATGTTTGTAAAAACGCCAGAAATTATTTTCCAAATTGCTACAAAGATTGATTTAACTACATTAACAAAGGCAAAAAATATATTCTTTATCCCGATGACAACCGCCTTTATATAATTAAAAATACCTATAAACACCGCTTTAACGGGTCCGGGCAATGAATCAAAAATGGCTTTTATAAGAGTACCCGCTTTGATAAATACGTTTTTAACCTTATCCCAGTGTTTAACCAATAAAACGATAATTACGATTAAGGCCGCTATGCCTGCAATTATTAGACCTATCGGGTTAGCTGTTAATAATGCGTTAAAAATAGCCTGTACTGCGTTCATTCCTTTTTGCGCCCCCATAAGAGCTTGAACGGCTTTTACCATTCCCATTATTTTTGAAACGATAACGGCTCCTATCATTGCCGCTTTGTATATTCCCCATGCCGCCGCAACCGCAATAATGGGAACCCGCAATTTCCATATTAAGGCTATAAACCGGCCTATGAACCGCGCAAACCCCATTATTTTTTCAAACACCTCGGCGGCTTTATTTGCTATCGGTTCAAAGTCAATTTCACCTAACTTGGCCGCAAATTTTTCAACCACTCCCATTATTTTTTCAACTATAGGCAGTAACGAGGTTCCTAAATTGATCCCCGCGTTTTTAATCCTGTTCATAACATTTGACCAGCGTTGCGCCGGGCTTTCCATAACTTTATTAAACGCTTTATCAACCGCGCCGGTCGCGTTTCCCATTTCGCCTAACGCCTGATTGAAAGTGTCAACTCCCCTGGTAGTTAAAATATTAACGGCGTTTAACGCTTCCACCGAGCCGAAAAGCTCCATTATTGCCTTTTCGCTTCCCCCGGTTTTTTTCTGCACCTCTTGTAAGAAACCGGCCAGCCCTTTGCTCTCAAGGGCCGCCGCTGAAAAATCTATGCCTAATTTCTTTGCCGCCTTTGAAACCGAGTCGGTAGGATTTTGTACTTTTTCAAGTATGTTTTGGATGCCTTTAACCGCTTTCGGCGTTTCAACCGCGTTAGCCGTCAGGGAAGCAATAGAAGCAAACAATTCATCCGTTTTAAGGTTCATCCGCGCCGCTGTAGGCAAAACCTTGCCTAAAGAGCTGTTTAAGTCTTCAAAAGATGCGTTCCCTATGGTAGTGGTCAAATACATCTGCCCGGCTATTTTATCCGCCTGTGTTGCTTCTAATTGATAAGCATTCATAACCTTAGTTAAGCCGTCAATGACGGTTCCCGTATCTGTAAACGCCGCCTTTGAAGTCTTAACCGCCGCCGCGACATAATCAGCGGAATCCAGTGTTGCAATGCCTGAGTTTATAACCTGATATTGGAATTTAGCAAGCTCGGATGATGAAACGCCGGTCGTGTTTGATATTTCCATTATTTTTTTGCCTAAATCGCCTAACGATATGTTAGATAAATCCGCGACCGTCGCGATTTTGGTTAATTCCGTATTAAATTCAATGGCATCTTTAACACCCTTTACGGCAAAGGCTGCCACCGCCGCGCCGCCCACCGCGCCAATGCCAATTGCCGCCTTTTTCGCGGCCTTGCCTATTCCCGCAAGCTGATCCTGCGCTTTCATAAAATCTTTTTTTAATTGCTTGCCGACGGCGTTTCCCTTAACGCCTATTTTCGCAAGCGGCGCGGTTGCTTTATCTATGAGAGAAAACGCCGTAGCAACCGCATACTTATTCGTTCCCATTGGTTACTCCTAATGCCTCGGCTAAACTCATTCCTTTTTTCATGCGTTTCTTAATTGTTTTTATTGATATTTCATAAACTTCACACCAGTCATATAAACTTTTTGAAATACCATTTATATTAAAATATTTTATTTTACTTTTTGCCTGTTTTGTTTTATCAACTTCCATTTTTAATGCATCTTCAATATTCAATCCTGATTTTAATCTTTTTATGACTGTTGAATAATTTATTTCATAAATACGCACCCATTCAAATAAAGTTTTAGTTTCACCGTCAATTTCAAAATAATTATTATTACGCCTGTTATTTGCCTGCTTACGTTTACTTACCCAGCGACAATTTTCCGGGCAATAGTTACCATTAACATCTATACGGTCAATTTCTAACCCTTGTTTATAACCTGAAAGTAATGCCCATTCTTTAAAAGAATTAAAATTCTCCCATTCGTTATATATAGTTATTCCACGCCCCCCATAATTATTATAGTCTTTAGAATTTTTATTTATGCATCTAGCTTTCATTGAAGCCCATACATGATATAAAGATAACATACTATATCCGTGTTTTTTGGCTGAACATGACTTACAGTTTGTTCTTTTTAATTCACCTGATTGTTTTATATATTTTTTTTTACACTGTATACAGATACAGTTCCAAGTATTCTTTTTTCCTTTATCTTTTCCGGCAAAACTTAAAACCTTAATCGTACCAAAAACCTGCCCGGTCAATTCCCATACTTTACGCATTTTGAACCCCTTGCGATCCCAGGGTGTGAATCGGTTTCATGCCCCTTTTAGCCTTTTTAACTAAGGCATCCGTTATTTTGCAGCAGTATTCATCTTCCATTTTTTTGATGATGTTGATTGCCGCTTCCAGCCCGTCTTGAATACCGTAGTTATAGCCGGATACAAACATATCGCCTGCCTTCCGTTCTTCCTCTTGTACCAGTTTCATTTCCGTGCGGTGTGTTTCAATTCTGGCTATAACGGCTTTGTATTTGGATTCTGTTTTACGCATTTTGAACCCCCTTCAATCCCAGAGATTGTATCAATTCAATCTGTTTTTGGAATTGCAATTGTTTCGCTAAACCGAGGCTGAAATCAAAATCAAAATTGACGTTTACGCCGGTATTCTTTAATTTTTCAATGAAAAACGGCCTTGTAAGCGCGGTCAATTCGGGGGCGCAAATAAATACGGTATCGGCTATTTCACATATACAACCGATTTTATATTTGCCGATACTGTATTCATAATCGCCCCTGCCTTCTGGATAAGCCTTAATTACGCCCCCAATATCTTTTATTGAGGCGGCGTAATGCGTCAAATTCCTGTAAGATTTGACCCAATTAACCCTGCAAACCAAACCTGTATCGTCAAAATTTTTCCATATTGCCCATGACAGAAGAATTATCCCGTCCCTTTGTAAGAAAGGCCGTAAATCCTCATATTCCGGCGGTATCGCTTCCCCCGGCAGGGCGGAAATAACAAGGGCTTTTTTAACCGGCTGCTGTATTTTCTGCCTTTCTTCCTGTTCCCGCTGTAAACGCCGCATAACCCCTTTTATTTCAAGGGCTTGTTTCGCTTCCCAAAAATCTATGATTTTTTCCATGTTTCTATCTCCTATAGAAACATTTAACCATATAGTTAAAGGTTTGTCAATAACCTTTGACGATATTGACAAAAGTTTTTTTTCTGCTATAATCTGATTATGAATGGTTTGACTATTAGGGAAATTGCCGCAATTCTCGGTATTGACCCTAGAGCCGCTAAAATGAGGCTTAGAACCGCCGGAATTCAGCCCAAAACCCATGCCGGAAAGACCAATATTTACGATGAATCGGTTGTTGACGCTATCCGGGAAGTGTCCAAAGGCGGCAGGCCCCCCAAAAAAGACAAGAAAAAGGGTAAAAAATAGGCTTTTTTTCAGCTTTAACATCTCATTTCCCCTTTGATTTTGCCTTTGCCTTTTGTAATTCAATTAAGCCGTCAATAAGCGGCCCATAAAAGAACCGAATTTCGTCCAAAGTTATCTCGCGTATTGACGGCAATGAATGATAGTCCATGTATATTTGGACTATCATTGAATTAACGCCCCCGGCCCCGTGAACGATTTTTTTTAATCCGTTCACGGCAAGCTCGGAGACTATAAAT